GTTAAATTCCCGTATTTGAGGCCGTTCGCGCGAGAACGTAAAAGCATTGAAACATGCCCAAAGCAGGACCTTCACCAAAGGTCAAAGAGAAGTCTGAAGACAAACCAAGTTCTTCAGCAGAACCCGGTAAACCACCGAAAAAATCGACAGAAAAAGAAACGCCTAGTATAGGTCCGAACGGGGAGACAATTTATCCCTTGAAAGTTCCCACACCGTGGTGCCTTTCTTACAAAATCGACAGGAAAATTGATTCTTTTCCCGAATCACAAAAGATATTGGATTCTTATCCAGGATCATTTGTCACAAAATTTCCCCTCATGGGAAAGTTGGATCACCCACTCATCCGTTATTAACGTATTTTCATGGAACAAGATGCACTACGCAATTTGTACCGTGCAGGTATGAGTAACGTGATGGATGTTGGTGGCGCAGTCGCACGTGCTTCGGCAGTCGTCCGCGCTATCAACACTGTGGAACAGCATCGAGCGAAATCAGCAACAGCGTTATTCACATACTACAGCTGCAACCCAACATTGGGGGCAGCCGACGTGGTGAGAAACAGGAAACATAAAGATTACTTGCGACATCATCAAGAACTGAACGAAAACATCGAATGGTGCAAACTACAAGACAGCAAGAACGTGAAAAAAGTTCAAGCTCTTTTGTGGAATCATTCAATCTATTACTTCACACCTGATGAAATAGCCCTTGCTTTGTACGAAACAACAGAACGACGTGGTATGTCAATAAACCACACGTTTGATGCGCCAATCCCTGGTGCTTCCTATGAGATTACGGACGGTATGGTTAAAATGACAGTTGATGGCAACTCATTTCCTTACGTCCATCGTGATGTCAGCTGGATGACGAACACAAACGCTCACGAAATCACGATCGACGGCACAATTTTCACGTTGTGTTGGTCGGTGGTACAGAATGGTTTGGCGACCAAGATGTACAGCGTGGTTTTGGAAGAATGTGCCGTACCTCCAGATTTCAACATCACCCCTGTGACAGAAGCTCCTCCAGAAGACATTCTCAAGACATTGAACCTATCCCAAGAACGTCCCGGACCTCTTGGGATCTTCGTGTACACTGATCACCAAAATGCAGTGTACCGGGTCATACCCAAATTGGTAAAGTATGCTAAAAATACAACCTTTGCAGGGAAAAAACCCGATGAAGTCTCCTTTCGTCAGGCTGTAGGTAAAATGCGATCCCTTGAGATGGAAAGTGTGGTCTCCGCTGAAATACGGGACCAGTACTGGTACTCAGAAGCTTTCATCCAATCTCTCGTTGTGGCGTTTGTCACATGTGCCTTCGAATATAATCGATCCCAAGAATGGATTAGTGAGTTAATGCCACTGATCAATCAAATGGGTTTCGGAATGTGCGCGAAACGAGAGTTAGCAATGTCAGAAAAAGCCACCAATGCCGTCTTGACCGTAGGTAATGCCGTGAAAACAGTAGCGGAAGTCTTCGGGGCAGATGTGGAAATTGACAAGCTTATCAGTGATCGGGCCGACATCCAAATAGTCGGCGTTGACAAAAACGTTAAAGAATCCTCTTCTTATTCCAAGGAAACAGCTAAACCACCAACCACGACTCCAGTGGTTCCCTTTTGCATTTCGGCAGACCAAGATCTAGTCCAAGCCGAAATTGACGACCGGGTTAGTACCTCCAAAGAAAAAGCAAAGGAAGCAAAAGTAGCGCGTCAAGGTTTAAAACCAGGCACGAAATTGCATCAAGACACCTTGTCGTCCACTTCTATCAAAAGATTTATGTCTTGCAAGTTACGCCCAGCAGCATACAAGCGTTCGTCAACCCCTTGGGTTTTCAACACCTTAATGGGCCCACCGCTCCTACCCAACACACAATCAACGGCATCAATCGCTTCGGCGAAGATCCACCGATTGTATGACGGGAAGGAACACTTGGACTACAAGCAAACAATCAACCTGAAAGAAATGTGGAAGGAAATGAAAGATTCCGGTTACATGATGAAAGAAGCCCGAATCAAAGCCGCACAAGAACTCAGACCCTTGAGTAGTGCCCGTCATTGGTTGCATAATCAATACGGTAGGCGGAACGAGCCCGAAGCAGTAGCGAAACTCTTAGCAGGAATAAGGGAACGCGAAGAAACAGGGATAGTTCACCACGATTTCCAATTTTTTGTAAAGAACGAAGCCGCGCCGGCAAAAGGATTATGCAATAAATTTCGCGGAATATTTATGGCTGACCCAACTTTTGCCTCTTTAGTCAACCCTTTTTACCATCAAACCATGAAAATTTTATGCGATACTTATCACCCAAGTCAACCAGAAGGCGCCACAACAGTCATTTCAGCAGGACTCACGGCACCGGAAATTGGCGGAAGTATAGGGAAAGCAATAGAAGAACATGGCGATGGTATAATCGTAGAAATGGACGCAAGTTCATTTGAAGCGAACCAAACTCGAGAACACAACGAATGCGTCGTTGACTTCTACAAAGACTTCAATCCACCTCCAAACATTTTGGGTTCAATCAACAAAATGCTGGATGTAACCGTGGTGGAAAGAGTTGATGCAGAAGGGAATCGCAAGCCATCCTTCTTTCGAGAAGGTGGCATGGGATCTGGAATCGGGGATGTATCACTGCGTAATTCTCTCAACACAATGATGGCCCGATGGTCGTTGTTGCGTTCAGTAGGCTATTCCACAGTTGAAATCATTAAGTTGACGTTTGCTATGATTTTGGGTGACGACAATTGGGTGGCACTGCCCAAAGACGAAAGGAACAAATGTATCACCAAGGAATACGTTGAAAAACATTTCTTGGACAACCATGGTTGGAAAATGAAATGCAACGTTTTCGATATGGAACACTATACAAAATCGGAATTTTGCTCAATGTATCCATTCAAACAAGTTTTGACGACAGGGAAGAAGACCACCATCGAGTGGAACATGTCGCTGAAACCTGGAAGGTTTTTTTCAAAAACACTTGTGACCAAAGTGAAAGTGGAAAAAGGAATGAATACAATGCAACAGCTAAAGGGTATGGTATGTGGTGCTGGCCACTTTACGAACGGATGGCTCATGTCCCGTAGTTTAGACATACTGTACCGACGCTTGTCAAACGTGGATCTAAGCAAAATCAAATTTTGCGAAGAAACACACGACTATCAACCTACTATGAAATACTCCAACAACAAAATTTGTATCACACAGGATGGTGCAATTGTTGAGGATGCTTCACGGTATGATGTAACAGTCACTGATATGCGTTCTGCTTTGTCACACTTTGAAAAGTGTGCCAAAGATTTCCCTGACGGCCCCCTGATCATCACGTCTCATCCAGTGTGGGACGCCATTATTCGACAAGACATGGCAGCTGATGAAAAGGATTTTGACGATGACCAACGCCTGAACCGTGCACATCCTGACATTAAGGAAATACGGCATGTACCCAAGTCCTGGTACAAAGAAGGAGCAACAGGTTATCACTCCATTTACCCGAACAATGGTGAATGTACTTCGATTTTCGGCTTTGAATTATTCAAAGGATGAGCTATTCCTGCTGGCGGGAATATGGCGTAAGCCAACCGTGACATAGGGTTTTCGCACCTTTCCCAGTGTCACGGTGCAGTGAAGGTATGTCCAAAACCGGCACAAACAATTAAAAACTATTTTAAAACGCAATGACCAAAGGCAGGTCCAACCCCAAACAAGTTTACGCTAGTAGAATTCCAGAACAAGGAACGCTGTTCGACAGCATGGCTAAACAACACAAAATCACAGAAGACTCAGCCTGTTTTCTGAAGTGTGCGGTAGACCCGTTTCACGACACGCCAATCAAACCGAAAGGCGTCCCTGATGGCTCCACCACCCAAAGTGTCACGAAAATCGTGCAGAAAACGGTCGGGATTACCCGTCCCGCCGCTGGCTCAGGCAATTACAATGCATTGTTCATTGTAAACCCCTGGGATATTGTAGACGGGTCTTCGGGCACGGAACAATACACAATGAATCGCAATGACACATCATCTGAGACATCACACCCTCTCGCTCCTACTGGGCTCGTACAATGCATTACCTCGGAAACAGATTGTTTCCCTGCTTCTGCCACGTTCGCCCCCGGAGGAGGCGCAGCCCTGAACGTGGGGCTCGCTGCCACTGGTCGGACTCGGATCATTGGCCTTGGCTTTGAAGTGACCAACACCACACCCGCCCTCCACAAAGGAGGGACCGTTACCGCCAGTCGCCGTAACAACACTGAACCACAAATAACAAATTTCTTGCCATCAGTAGCTTCAACCACCTACCAAGCAGGAAAAATCTACTCCTCTGCAGTAGCCGCCCCTGAAGATGTGATCCGGACACCCAACAGCAAACAATGGGCAGCAGCCGATGGCGCTTATGTGGTTGCAACCCATGACTCCACCAATCACCGTTACGCACGTGCCTGTGGGCGCTTTGACGAAATTCGTCAAAGCGTGAAGGGCGTGCCGGACGAGTTGACTGGGATTTATGGAGCTTATGGGCCAGACCTCATTACAAGTGTCATTCGCCCTTCCAACATGGATGCTAGTGTCGTCTACTTTGAAGGTCTACCATCGGAAAGCACCCTACAATTGACCATGCGTGCAATTGTGGAGTACTTGCCGTCAGTGATAGATCCGGACGTAGACTTCCTGGAACCCACCCCCATGTATGAACCAAATGTATTTGAATTATTGGCAGCCATCCAAGGAAAGGCTCCCCCGGCTGTGCCAGTCGGAGATAATGATTCTGGAGATTGGTTCAGATGGGTAAGTAGAACCGCACAAGCAGTCGTGCCTTTCATCTTCCCAGAGTTAGCACCAGTAGTAGCGGCAACCGCCCCTAC